CCAGTTGCGCCTGTCGCAATTTGAGCTGCTTGCTTTGAAAGAGGATCCATACCAGCAACAAACTGTGGTCCATATACTTTTGAAAGATCTGCACCTTTTAAACCACCAACAGCTGTTGTAAGTTCTGTTAAAAATGGTTTTGCCGCTGCTTCTAAAAATTCTGGTAATTCTGTTCTTGTAGTAGTTACTTCAGCCATTAGACTCTACCTCCGTTTTCTAATTTCTTCATCATATCGTACATACGTTGTGCGCCTTTGTTAACGTCTCCATCGCCCATACCTCTTACAGCATCGGCAGTAAATACAAATTCATTATTTGAAAGCATCGCAGGGATGTCGTCAGCCTTTTCTTTTACACCAACTGGAGGAATAAATCCACCAGTTTCTCGTAAATCTAACTCAGTAATTCCAGCCGGATTCTCATTTAATGGTATGCCCATGATCCCTGATGCCTGTTTCGCGTTCTCTTCTGGACTACCCATAGCGTATTCTACACGGCCACCTTTTGCATAACCACCCATACCACTAGTATATTCAGCTGTATCTTTGTCTGTTAATTCTTGTGCTTGTTGATCTGTGTATCCAAGGTTCTTGTAGTTCTCAAATAAATAACCTTTTAATGCTGGTATGTTTCTAGTTAGTGCTTGCGCCTCTTCATCACCTTGTTCTGCCTGTGATAATAAAGCAGTTAGTATACCACCTGCAGCACCTACTTTTGACATTTGTTTTAATTGAGATCCGGATGTAAAAAAATCTTTTATACCTTGAAAACCAGGTAAATTAAACTGACCACCGCCTAAACCAAGAAAAGGAGCTTTTCCAAAAGCCATTGGAGCAAAATTCAAAGCAGCTAAACCTAATAATGGATTCTTCTTAACAGTTTTAGCAACACCTTTTACAGCGCTTTTAACACCTTTAGTAATGGACTTTAAAAGTCCACCTAATCCGTATAATTGTCTGGGCATTTGTCCTCTAGAAATTGGCATAATTTATTTATTTTATATAATAATCCTTCATTTTACAACTATTCTTCTTTGTCTTCATCAGACGCAGCACCTAAAGGAGGCATTGCTGCTACCTTTATTTTCAAAGATCGTGTAATAAATTCTCTTTGTGTAGGTGAATTTGGGTCTGCAATGTCGTCTTCAGCCTCTTTATCTGATCCATATTCATAGTTTGTTTGTGTGTTTCTTAACACTACTTCAGTCTCGCATTTTACAGTAGGCACTTTTTTGCCATTTATTATTGTATATGCTACTGATCCTTCTTCTTTAAATGCCATATTAATCCCTATTTATTTCTAACAAAGAAACTATCATATGTAGTCTATCTGCTGTGGTTGCTTGTGCTTTTAGTATTTCTCCTTCTTGTATTACAAGAGGTTTTGTTATCAATTCTTCTGTTGCATTCGCAGATACAGCTTTAGTTTTAAATAAATTAAACACATTAGAACTTGCATCTGTTAATGTTACAGATATTGAATCTGCATTACCTGAGTCTTCAGATACTAAAATATTATTTATAATAGCTCTAGAGTTACTAGGAGCTGTATAAACTGTAGTATTATTAGTAGTTGTAAAATCTATTTTTGCGTTTCTATAAATATTAGCCACTTAAAAACCAAGAGAATCTCTCTTGCTCCTGTTTTTGTTCGTTTAAAAATGTAGAGTTTAATTGTTCAGTTATCAAAGTTATAGCTCTGTTAATTTGTTTTTGGTTAGAAATATCGTATTCTTCTTTTGGTTCCGGTAATCTTACTACTATCTTAGCCATTATTCTCCTCCACCTGGATCAAAAGGATCATTATAAGAACCATCTGATTGTACACCAGAACCACCGCCTGGTCCGTAAGAACCTGGTCCAGGACCTGTATCTTCTCTATAAGCTCTATCTATTCTTTGTTGATCTCTTGCTCTTTGCATAGCTTGTTGTTGTCTATCTCCACCTGCAGCTGCAGCTGCTGCCTCTGCTTTTCTTTGTTTAGCAGCTTCTATATTTTTTCGTATATTTTCTTCGCCTATATCTTGTATAATATCTCTTCTATTTTTTACTCCTACTCCAGGATAAGAAGATGTTATTCCTGTAGGTATTTGATATGGACTTATAGATGCTATGTAATCTTCGAAATTATAATCATCATCGTCATCGTCACCTTCTGCTAAACCAAGTGCTACTTTTTCATCTAAAGTTTGATACGTAGGATCTTTTTTCTTTCTTTTTGCATCAGTAATTACTCCTGCTGCATCTTTTGCATCAAAGAAATTAGTTTTTGCTTGTTCAATTAATTCAATTCTATTTTGTAAATTACTAGGATCGTAATTAGGATCAGCTGCTGTTTTTCTAGCTATTGTTTTTTCTATATTTGCTATTCTATCATCAAATGTGCTTGCATCCATTTTAGCTGCATTGTATCCAGCCATGATACCTTCTGGTGTATTATAATCATTTGTTACAATTCTTCCAATGTCATCTAACATGATACCTCTACCAATTAATTCATTCTCTAATATTCCTCTTGGATTTACAGGAAGCATATTACTTGCTGCTTTTAATGCTCTTCCAAGAAAAGAATTATTTAAATAATCAACACCTGCATCTAATAAACCTAAAATACCATCTTTTCTTGGTTCAATGTATCCGTAATCTGTTGTTCCTAAATTATCATCCGCATTAAATGGAAAAGGATTTATGTAATTAGTTCTTGTTCTAGTTGGATCAGGATTGTAGACACTAAAATTATCTCCACCACCCATTAATTCTAATAATTGAGGAGTGACTCCTGGTTCAGGATCCATAACAAGATCGTTTGTAGGGTCATCTGGTGTTGTTGTGTTATTAGTAAATATACCAGAAATATCTGGCATTGCTTGATTTAAATAATTTAAATACTGTTGGTATAAACTCATTATCTTCTACCGTCCGGTTGAATATCTATTTTTAAAGTGCCAAAACGCCATGATTCTGAAGCAGAATCATTTTCTATCTTGACATTAACAAACCTACCTCTTGCTCTAGTATCCTTTTTATCAGTAGATGAGGTAATTGTAAAGGGACTCAAACTAGTTGCAGTCTCTGATTGTTGCGGATATCTTTTAACTGCTAGCGTTACTTTAGCATTACCTTGTAGTGTTTTAAAGTCAGGTACAAATCTTCTCATAGCAAGAAATACTTCACCAGCTATACTGGGCCCTGTTGGCTGACCCTGTGCTGACCTTGCTCTTTGTTGTAGATCAAAGTCATATGATTTTACAAACGATGTAACTGTAGTTGTAGTACCATTTGGATTAACCTGATCTGTTCCAACCTCATGCTCAAATAATGTAGTTTGACCTAAACCTGTTTGACCAACTACTGCAGGGAAAGTACCTGTAGAATTAATATCAAATTTAGTACCAAAAGGTTTTGGATATACAACAGCATCAATCCATGATGTTCTAGCTTCTGTTCCAATATACCAGACACCACCTTTCATAGTTTCACCATAGTTAAATACAACATACTTATCATTATAATCAGAATTAGTTGATGGGTAATACCAAACAACTTCAGTAAATAAATTATTTAAACCAGCTATTACTTGCTGACCTTTTGTAGTATCTGCTGAATCGTATACAAAATCTTCAACAGAACAAGGTAATGATTTAACAGTACCATCAAACATAAAGAAACCATTTGGTGACATCCAGAAAGCGACACCGTCTATCTCAACTGCTGCGTTCTTACCAATCAATCCACAGTTTGTACCTACTTGTTCAAAACCAAACGTAAATGGAGCACCTACAAACTTCATTGTATATAGTGCATTATCTGTCCACACTAGAATACTTTCTTTTGCTTTTAGTGCACCCATGATTTTTGTACCATCTTGTAGTCTAAAATCACCAGCGCTGTTAATTGAAGTTGCAGTATAATCATTTATATCTTCTTGATCCGAGAATCTAATAAACATATCATCTTGTGTTGACGATGAGCCTATAGTTGTTTCAGTTCCAAAATGACATAAGTGACGTGTTGTTGGTGATACAAGTGTTAGTCTGGATGCTGTAGGATTGTTTCCTGTTGCAAAACCTGATGTAGCTGTTGATGCTCTATTAGATGTTGCAGAAGCTGCACCTGCATTCCATGTAAAAGTTTTACCATTTGCAACCGTTGCGATTAATACTTCACCAAAGTTATCTAATGACCATAAACCTGGCTCAAGAGAAACATTGGATGCTGAAGCTGCTTCACCCCAATTACCTGCACCCCAAGTATCAATACCCCAACCATAACCATATGATTGTGCAGCCGGACCTATTGGCTCGTAAGGTATTAATTGTATACTTCCACCTGTGGATACAGTGGCTGTTGCATTGGAGCTTTGTGTAATTGTAAAAGTTGTTGTTGATGGAACAGTTATAACTTGAAAATTTTTATCTTCAAAATCAGAATTAGCATAACCTGTACCACCAGGTAATGTTACATTATTAAATTGTACTATATCTCCTACACTTATTCCATGTGCACCACTTGTTGTTATTGTACAAGTTGCAGAATTGTTTGTAGTTGCAATAGTTGCAGAATTAATTACAGCCTTAACAGGTGTAATATCAAACAGTTGACCTTCAAAATATAAAAGTAAAAATTTATCTGTGCCAATTGCAACATAACGGTTACCATCAAGATCAACAAATGCGTGCATCTTTCTAGATACACCAACAATAGTATCTGTAACAAGTGATGACCAGCCACCAACTTTTTCTGGTAGTCCGTATCTAAATCTTACATTATCAGAATCAATCCATCTAAACTCTGCTCCGGAGTCTGTGTTTTGCTTATCAATTCCAGGTAAGACTTTAAAATCAATTAGAGCCACGTGTCAGCTCCTATATCTTATCTTTATAAATCCAGCCTCTTGTTGCATTTGCATATACCAATGTAAATGCTGCTGAGTTTGTTGATACCACTAAATTAGATGCAGCTCCTAATATATTCGAACCGTTTCTATTTATAGTAAGATTGTTAGATGCTAAATTATTTCCACTATCTATGAAATGAACTTCTGAACCTACAGCAGGTGAAGCAGGTAAAGTTATTGTTACTGGAGAACCTATACCACCTCCAGATGTATCTACAAAAATTTGATCACCATTTACAGCTGTATAGTTTGCACTTGGTGTATAATATCCTTTGGTTTGTAATTTACCTGTAATGTTTGTTCCATCAGAATATAATACTGTTGTTGATCCAATCGGTAATACAAGTCCTGTTCCGGATACAGTTTTAACTGT